CTTTTCTTATCCGCAGTATCTTGAGCAGCATTTGCTATTGCTAGTGATTCGATAACATCTTTATCAGTTATTTTCACCCAAGAATAGATATCTTCTTCTAACGAAAATCTATAAGCATATCCTGTATTTTGATCATAGTATAAATCACCTGTGTGTTTCATTTTTTCTTCTACGGTAGTCCAAACATTAGCAGGTTCATTATCTAAAGTTGGAACACCTAGATAATACCATGTTGTTATTTTAGAATCTATTTGATTTGTTAAATTTTTCATTGCTTCTGAATAAGTGACATCAACAAAATTATTTAAATTTGTATCATCTGTATATTTAGTAGCCTTTTCAAAATCGCTAACATCATACATTTCTTCTAATGTTTTAGACTTATTGCAAACATATAATTCCTCATTATTAAGCCATAAATCGCCCTCATCATAAGGAACATAAGGAGTAATTAAAAATACTCTCCTTTTACTATCAGCAGTATCTTGAGCTTTACTTGCAAGTGCCAGTGCTTCCGTAGCATCAGTATCAGTAATTTCAAGCCAAAAGAAATCATCATCTTGTTTTGTAAATCTATATGCTTTACCGGTATTATTATCATAATACAAGTCTCCTAGATGATTATTTTTATCATCATCAGTAATCCATTCATTAGCAGGATAATTTTCAATTGTTGGAATACCAGAAGAAAACCAAGTAGTTATGTTTCCATCTACTTGGTTTTTTAATTCTTCTATATCCTTAGTTGTTGATTTAGCAAACTCATTAAGTTCATTTTCTACTTTAGTTAAACTATTTTTTTGAAGTTCATAGTTTTGCTTTAACTGACCTATACTCCCTAAATCATATTTTCTTTCTAAATCTTGAGCAGTTCTTACTCCGTTCATGTCTTGTTTACTCATTATGAATACACCTTACCATTTCTTATTGTAAATCCCATTTCTTCTAAGATTTCCGTTTTTTCTTCTTTTGTTTTATTCATATTATTAACATAATCAATTAGATACTTGTCATAATTATCAAAGCCAAATGATTTTAATAAAGATGATTTCTCAAATTTTGAATATTTCATTTTATTTATGTAGTTTACTATTTGACTATCATAACCAGCATAACTACTATATTCTAGTTTTATTAACATTGCTTTTTGTGGAATAGTTAGATTTAGACTATTAACATAGTTAATAACCTTATTTTTTCTAGAATTAGTAATTGCTTTACCATTATCATAATAATCTGTTGTGAATTCTTGACTATTAAATTTGATAAATTCTTTGATAGGAACATTTGCATTTAATAAACTATTCAACACTGCTTCACTTGAGTAATAACTTCCATACAACACTGCTATTTGATTATCTTCCAAATTACAATTAATTAAATAATTAGTAATACTTTCTTTCTTCGTATCCTTATTAGTATCATCTATGCTTGCTTTAAATGTGTAAAAATCACTTATATCACCTATTTGTGAATATTCATATGCCTTTTGATAAGTATTAGATAATTCTATATTAAGAATTTCTTTTTGTGCTATATTATACGAATAATTAACAATATTCTTTATAACTTCAGCCTTTTCTTTATCTGACATATTGTTATATTCTGATGTTTCAAGTAGTTTTTCAACATTATTTTCTATTATCTCACCAGATATTTTTTGATATTCTGCTCTTTGTTTTGAGTTTAAGGTTATTTTTTCACCATCTTGATTTACATAGTATGGTGCTACTCTTGGCATTATATTAGTCTCGCCTGTTGATTTGTACAATCTGTATATTTCCTCTGCACTTTTACTTATGTTTTCGGTATTAACATTAGCAGGATTTAAAAATACATTGAATATATTATTTTTACCACCATATTTTTGTATTTCCCTTCCCATAGTATCAACACTAGGTGCAAGGGTTTTACTAACAAATGGTATTTTTGCTTTAATACTATTTATTGCACTTTCTAGTGGCTTATCATATTCAAATGATGTTCTTTGTACAGGATCGACTAAATCAGCAATTTGTTTCATCAGTGTAGGCACCGCCCTTGATGGTAAATCTAGTATTGCTTCTTGTATTCCAGTAGCAATACCTTCATTATTAGATAGTATTGTGTTAATACTTTCCATAAAAGATTGTTCTAATATAATATTGCCTGCTACATCTAATGAACTGACAAGGTTTTCTAAGTTACTTGCATTAGGATTTTCCTTTGTCTTGTTAACATAGTTTGCCATGATTGATAGTGGTGCTGCTATTGGTTGTGCCCAATCATATGTAAATGACTTATCACCTATTTTTATTGAATACGAATTAACTCCAAGTGTGTTTTTCATAAAATTTGATACATCTTTGTCATCATCACTTTCTCCGCTAACTACTCCTGCTTTAGCAAGAGCATAGCCAAATACATATAACATAGTACCAGCAGTTGCTTTTCCTAAATCTTGTACAAATTGATGTTGCATTTGAACAGTATATCGTCCATTAGTTAGTGCTTTTCTTAGATTATTGCCTTCAACCATAGTTTTTATTAATCCGGCCGGAGAATAATCAATGATTGCTTTTGTTAAATTGGCTGGAGTTTTTGCAAATGGTATAAGAACATCTCCTAAACCATATCCTTTTACATTAATATTATTAAGCATATTTCTAACACTTAATACAAACTTAGTATAGTTATTGTTATCTTGCCATGTTCTTGATAATGCCTCACTAGTAGCAATGTCAATCATTTCTTGTGTTACAACATCTGTATTATTTAATATTAACTGGTTATTTATTGAATTAGTAAATGTTGCCTCATAGAAAGTTCTATCACCTGCATCTAACATGAACGATAGTAATGAATCAACCCTGTTTAATGCCTTACCTATCGAAGTATTATCATTAAATGATTTACCTTCTGTTACTTCGAATCTATTTCCTTGTATATTTCTTGTATTAATTCCTTTTTTGAAATCATTATAGCTTTCAAATGCACCTTTTTTAAATCCTTTAGCATAATTTTTAAGACTAGTTTTTCCTGTTGTTCTTACACCAGTCTTTTTTGCTATTTGTTTATCTGCTATATTAGCAAATAAATCACTAAATGTATTTACAGGTGCAATTATCGCATTTCCCATTACATTTCTTACTTGTGTCTTAGGATTAAATAACATTGATATTCTCATCCAAGCCTTAATCCCAGCACCTTTTGATGGTGGTAATTTATCAGTCATTACTTTCTGAATTTCAGCAAGTTTTACTCTTTTGTCATATCCATCTTCCATATGCTGTACTTCTTGCATTGTATCCATAATAAATTGTGTTTCTTCTGGTGTTAGTTCAAATTTATCTCTATTATTATCAATCCACTCTTTTGTTTTGTTTTTAGACATTACTTCAAATGCTTCAGATAATTCAGATTGTGCATAATAAACCATGCCTTCTGGTGTTAATCTATTTAAAATATTAAATGCTTGTACAGTCTGACCCGCTTTAGTACCTATTTCACGCATTTTTTTAGCAACCTGCACCATTGACCTATTAAGTTCATCTTTCTTTATCAAATCAGTTTCTTTTCCAATGGTATCTTGATATTGTTTCAATAATATCCAACCTTCTGCTACATCTGTGCTATCTGCTTTTGTACTATCTTTAGATAACCAATCCATTACCTCGTTTTTGCCATTTTTATTTAATCTTTCATATGCTTTTTCTAAACTCTCTTTATTAGTGACTTTTTCATAGAATTTAACATCATCGTTGGATAATATTGTATCTTTGCTACTTTCACTTAACATATCGGTTTTATTTCTTATATTAGATGTAAATTTACTTTCTCCATCTCCTGTTGATACTTTGATTGTAGGAAGTATTGGTGTAGTATTCGCATCTTCTTTTGTCATTTTAGATATTTCATTTGGATTCATTATCTTTTTATTCTCAACAGGTGGCATATTTATTTTAGATACATCTTTTCTTGTAGGTAATTTAATATCTTGCAATGTTTGACCTGTACCTTCTGATTTGTAGTTTTTATCTAAAAAATTTTGCCATACACCATTAGAAAAAGAACTATTATCTAGTTCCTCATCGTTAATTATATTCCTTAATCTATTATTACTATCATTTTTGATATTAGTTTCGCTAGCCACTTGATTTTTGTTTTGTGTTGAATATCGTGCAGTATTGATATTATCATTTAAATTACTCCTATCCATTTTATTAGATAAATCTAATGCTTTTCTTATGTTTTTATCTTGCGGATTAGATTTTCCTTGTTCAAATAAGATTATATTATCTAATTTTTCTTGTGTCAAGTCTGCTAGAATTTTTGCTTCATTTGATATGATTTCTCCTAGATTATTTCGATATTCCTCAATAGTCATTTTAGAACTACTAGCACCACGACTATTTTTATTGAATTTTTCATAACCTTGTATAAAATGATTAACCTCATGTAATATTGATTTTCTAAAATCTTTTTTATTTATATCATTATTTTTTAATAAAATTTCTGTTGTTAAAACATTAGTTGGTAATAACTTCATCTTTTCCAAACCAGCTGTTGATTTAATACTATCAACTGTTTTAACTTTTAAATTTTCTAAACCTGGATATGCTTGATATAATAAATCATGTTTTAACACTTCTCCCAATTTATATGTTTTATTAGGCTCTAGTTGTTTTATTAATTTAGAGTCCTTATCGCTTATAATTGTTCCCCAATCACCATATTTTGTTTGATACCATTGAGTTTGTTTTTTTGTTTCTATATTTCTTGTTTCAAGACTCTTAACTTTATTCTCTTCAGCAATTTCTTTCGCTGTTTTTAAATAATTGTATAATTGATTGTATCTTCTCTCACTTGAATTTTTTTCTAAATTTTTAGCACCTTTTATACCGATAGTTGAATATTTTTCAATAGCACTACTTTCAATTCTACTATTATATTCTTCTCTATATGCTTTTTCAAATTTATTTTTTACATCTTCCCAGAATATTTTTTCATTTTTATAACCAACAAGCCTATTTAATTGATTTAATTTATCAATAACAAAATCATATATTCTTCTTGCTATACTAGGTTTTTCATGTACTAATCTATTGATATATTCTTGACTTCCTAACTTTTTACCTAAGATACTCGCTGCCACTTCTTCATCTATTAATTGTTGAAACTCAGTACTATTTTTGTCTAAATTAGGATATTTTTTTGCATACATTTCTGCTAATTCTTGTCTTGCTTTTTCAAAACCATCAATATTCATATTAAATGACTGTATTAAATCATTCAATACATTACCATTACCACTAGAGACAATATCATGATACATTTCGTGTATTGCTACATCTTGTAGTAATTGCCCTGTATCGGCATTCGGATTAAATACTACCTCTCTACCAGTAATTTCTCCATTTTTATTAGTAATTGGTACCCATACTGCATTAGTATTGGTGTCATTAAATAAATTGCTATCAAATCTAGCAATAATTCCCCTATTAGACATTAATTTACTTATACTTCTTATTGTATCATTATTAGTATCAATATTATATCTACTTGCACTCTCTTCAAAAGTTAAATTTCTTGCCGGTAGTAGTTGATTTGAATTACTACTAGTATTTATACTATTTTTTACTAAATCATTCACAGTCGACAAATTTACCGCATCAGAATTAGTTTTAACACTAGGTAAAATGGTATTAGATTTTTTTTGTTCTTGTGCCACTATATTGTTAACAGTAGGCATATTAATATTTTCTTTGATGACAGTATCATTCTTAACACTTGTATCATTATTTTGAATACTATTTATACTTCCAATCATATTATCTATTTTACTTATAGTTTCTTTATTAGTAGTATTTTGTTTTACCTGTTCTAATTCTGTTTTTAGTGTATTATATACATCTGAATTCTTTACATTAGTATTTTGACCTGAAATGGTCCCTAATGTACCACCTGTTATTGCACCTACTAATGCTGAATATACTGCTGCACTAAATACTTCTTCATCTGCAAATACAGAAACATAGTCTTTTATATTGGTAGATTTATCTAAGATTGCTAATTTAGTTAAGTTATCTAAATATTCTTGAACAAATTCTTCAGTCGCTTCACTACCTGCATTTGCTAGTATTTTTGATATCTGTGGTTTATTTATAATTTTGTTAAAAGTTTTATTTAAAAGTTCTTCATATCCACTGGTTTTTCCACCGGTAAGTCCTTTAGTGGCACTACCTAATGCTTTACCTACTAAATATTCTACAGCAGTATTAACAGCACCATAAGCAATAGCACTTCCACTATCATATCCATCACTTATAGCACTATTCGTACTGTCCATAAACATTCTACCAAAGTACATGGATGAGCCAACACCTGGTAAAACTTGATTTATAGCAGTTGTACTTCCTATTCTTCCTATTTCATACCCAACATTTCCTAATAATTTTCCAAATTTAGTATCATAACTATCTTGTACTTTTTGTTGTTTTAGTTCAGTTTTATTAGGTAAAAAATAATTATCTCCATTTTCATTTTTTACAAGTCCACCAGATATATCAAATACACTTTTACCGCCTTGAAAAATAGTTCCTATACTCTTATCATACCAACCTATGTTATCTTCATCAACAAGAGCTTTATCATAATCATATTTAGAATATGCGACTTTGTTTGATTGTTCTATAAGATCTTTCTCTTGTTTCTTATAATCATCACTCTTCTTAATATCTTGATATTTTTGCTCTATCTCTTTATTTTTTTCTAGTGCATTATTATAAACTTCAAATTTCTTATTTTTTGTAATTTCACTTTGCTGTTGTACTGGTAATATATTTCTTTGAGTAGTAAAATAACCAGTATTTGTTTGTACTCCTTGATTAGCAAAATTTGTATCAATGTCTTTTCTTATTTCTTTTTGTTTTTTTAATGTATCTTCGTATATGTTTTTATAATATTTACTATTTTTTTCTAAACCATATTTTTGTCTTAAACTAGTATTGGTACTAGTTGTATTTGATGTTCCTAAATACTTTTCTCTAAGACTACTCATCTATATCACCTACAATCCAAATGTACTTAATATCTTATCTACATCACTATTATTTATTACACCGCTAGCTAGTCCACTATCAATAATCTTTTCTAATTGTGCTTCTGTTAATCCACCATTAAAATATGGCTTATCTATATTAGTAGAATACCAATTATTTGCATTATTTGTAGATAAATTAGGACTCCATTTTTTTACATTAGTTATTTTTTGACTATTATCTGATGAATTTTCACCATCTGTTAAAGCTGATGAATTAGAACTGTCTGTCAATGTTGCATAATATGCTTGTTGTGCTGCTGCTTGTTCTTTCTCAAATGCTAACTGTTGTTGCTGAAGTGCGTATTCTCTTTCCCATCTCTGTTGTTCTAATGCAGCTTGTTCTTTCTGATAAGCCATTTGTTCGTTGTATTGTCTTATAGCCTCTGCTTGTTCGTTTTCATAATTAATCTGACTCTCAACATCTTTATATCTGTCATAGTAAGTATTATTGATGTTATATTCCCAATTCAGTTTGTTTTGAGTTTGAGTATCTTTATAATTAAATCCCTCTAATGCTATTTCCAGTTTTTGTTGCATTTGTTGCAATGCTAATTCTGCCAATGTTGCATTATTAGATAATTGTGCCTCTTTTATAGCATTATCGAATTCTAACTTTATAGTATTCATACTTTCCCTAGCGGTTGCAATTCTATTTTGATATGTGTTATACATATTCACTTTAGAACTCTCTGCATATCCACTATTTGAAAGACCATTTGCTACTACATTTTCTCTAGATACACCATATTTATCTACTTCTTTTTGATAATCAATATAACTTGCTTTTGCTTCTTTCTGATAATCTTTCTCAGCCTTTTCTTTTTCTTGATTATATAAATCTATTTGATGATTTAAATTATCGTTAGCAATCTGTGTCTGAGTGTTTTTCCAATTATCAACATAGTCTTGTTGTTGCTGTGTAAACTGATTTCTTTCTGCTATTAGATTATCGTATGTTTGATTATATTTATCTAATTCGCTTTGTTTTTCTTGTTCTACTTGTGTAAATCTTTCATCATCATAATTAACATTCATTTATTATCACCTCTTTACATATCCACCGACAAAACTTTCTAATGTATACGAATTAATTCCAAATAGCATAGTAGAACTAAATTTCATTTGTATTTTTTTCCATTTTTTCTTTTTAACTCTATACACAATATATCCTTTAGTATTGTCGTATGTTCCTATTTCTTCAAAGTCATTATTATCTGTTTTTACTTCTAACTTTATATTTGTACCTTCTATTTCAGCTGTACCGCCTCTTTTGTTAGTGGTCTTTTGAAATTGTGGGTACTTAAAATCATCATTTTTTGTAGTCCAATAGCTTTCTATCTCTCCACCTGTTTTAGTAAGTTTATAGATAGAATTATTACCACATAAATAAAGCACTCCATCTTTTACCGAAGTGCATGTAATATTTTGAGATAATTCCCAATAATACCATTCATATTCTATATAAACATCTTGATATCTTTGTCTACTATCTGCTAGATATACTTTATTATCTATTATTACTAGTAGATATCCTTCCCATTCTTCTAGTATCATATTTTTGTAATTCGATTCTTTTAACAATTTACCATCTACCATACTAGATCTATGCGCTAATACTTGTTCTGTAGTTATATCGCCATTAATTGCTTCCATACCTCTATCAGAGAAGAAAACAATATCATCATTAAAATTAATTCCTGTACTTATACATCCTGTATTGATACTTGAATGTACACTAGGATATATCTTTCCATAAGTATTATCTACTACAGGATTATGATAGAACACAGTTGTATTTGCTTGTGATGGTTCTTTAAACACCCATAGTGCATTATTACCAGGTACCATAGCCTTTACAGGAGATAAATCAGTACCTTCATTATAATAATCTAAGTCAGATACATATCTAGGGTCTTCTAATGAACTATGAAATACAGCATTAGGATAATCTTGATTACCACTAAAGAAAATACGATTATCAAATATAGTAAGCAGAGTACATTTATTTATTCTATCTCTATATCCAGGTACTGTCTTTCTAAATAATATTTCAACATTATGTTGACCATCAGTAGTCGGTGCTGGTGGTGCTACATCAAATGTTACTTCCCCTTTTACTACATTAACTGATAATCCTAAACCTTGTGTATATGTAATTCCATCAATTATAGCAGTAACTACATAATTACTGTCTATATTCTCAGCATCTAACTTAAATACCGCAGTTTTACCATCACCTATTCTAAGGTTTTTCCTTAATCCAGTAAGTAAATTAACATCTTGATATGTTGTTCCACTACCATCAGCATTACCAATACTAGTCACTGGTATTGTACCTTCGACTTCTTTTATTTCTACGCCATCGTATTCTAAATAATTAATACCATCTTTAATGTAAAAAATATTATTAAATATAAATGCTTGGCTCCTAGCTGGATTCATACCTGTAAATATTTCTTTTTTATCATCATATAGTTTAGTTCCACAATGAACTATCTTATGTGTTACATTTCCTACATCATAAAAAAAGAGACCAAATATGGTATTGTCATAAGTTTCTACTAACTCCATATCAGGTCTTGTCTCTACTCCAGCACTATTATTCTTGTAATTCTTCCACATATTTAAACTATCTGGACTTCTTGATAGATTTGTATCACTATTACTAAAATCAACACCTGCAAAATTATCTACTTTTCTTGTTACTAAGTTTCCACTAGGAA